CCGGGCGCTACTTGCCGATCGGCTGTGTTAGCTTCGCGCCATCCCTGAACGTGAACGTGATGGTGTCGTCGACCGCAACTTCAGCGTGGTCGACGAGGGTGTGCCATAGATATGGGGTGAACTCAATGTGGTCGATGTCGAGTTTGCCGAGTTCTTCCCGGTAGTGGCGGTAGGCGGCCTGCCGGTTGTCGAGATCGCTGATCTGGTCGAGGAGCCGGTGGTACTCCTCCACGAGTGTGGCGTGTTCGCTGGTGAGTTTGTCGAACCGGCGCTGGTATTCGGTTTGGTCTTGGGCGACGCGGGCGTTGCGGGCGATCAGCTGGTCGATCGCCTCGGCGACAGCACCCACGCAGGCGAAGATCTGGTCGGCTTCGATGTGTATGTCGGTGGTGTCGAGTTCGGCACGCACGGCCTTGTCGAGCAGCTCGTCGACCTGGTCCCGGTTGGCGAGGAGGTGGTGGACGGCGTCGAGGAACGCGGCGGTGATCTGTTCGTCGCTGACGTGCGGGGTCGCACACGGGGTTCCACCTGAGTATTTGTGGTTGCACCGCCAGATGCGTTTCTCATATTTGGAGCCGGCATGCCAAGTTTTCGACCCGTACCAAGCCCCGCACTGCCCGCACCTGATTTTCCCGGAGAATGTCCGCTGCCGGGAGGAGGAACGCCTGCCCGTGGCGGGAGCGACGAGTTCTGCTTGGACGAAGTCCCACACGGCTGGGGTGATGATCGGCTCGTGGTTGCCGGTGACGTAGTACTGGGGCACTTCGCCTTCGTTCTTGACCTGCTTCTTGGTGAGGAAGTCGGTGATGTAGGACTTCTGGAGTAGCGCGTCGCCCTTGTATTTCTCGTTGGTGAGGATGTTGCGCACCTGGGACGCCGACCAGTGTTTATTTCCTGTCGCGGTCTGGTAGCCCTCTTTCTGGAGGGTACGGGCGATGCCGGTCAGGGACTGACCGTCGAGGTAGAGGGAGTAGATGTAGCGGACGGTGACGGCTTGGGCTTGGTTGATGACGAGGTTGCCGTCGGGGCCTTTGTCGTAGCCGAGGAACCGTCCGTACGGGATGGTGACTTTCCCGTCGGCGAACCGTTTCCGGTGCCCCCAGGTGACGTTTTCGGAGATGGAACGGGCTTCCTCCTGCGCGAGCGAGCTCATGATCGTAATCAGCAACTCGCCTTTTGAGTCGAACGTCCAGATGTTCTCTTTTTCGAAGAACACCTCCACCCCGGCATCCTTCAACTGGCGCACGGTGGTGAGCGAGTCGACGGTGTTGCGGGCGAACCTGGACACGGACTTGGTGATGATCAGGTCGATCTTGCCGGCCAGGGCGTCGGCGACCATCGTTTGGAATCCGGCGCGGTGTTTGGTGGAGGTGCCGGTGATGCCTTCGTCGGTGTAGATGCCTGCGAGCTGCCATCCGGCATGGTCGGTGATGTAGCGGGTGTAGTAGTCGACCTGCGCCTGATACGAGGTGACTTGGTCCTCGTGGTCGGTGGAGACTCGGGCGTAGCCTGCGACTTTACGGATCGTGGCCTGCCCCAGGGGTGTGCCTGTGTGCAGGCGGCGGGTGGCTGGGATCGCGGTGACGGTGCGAGCCATCAGCGTTCACCTCGCTTAGCGCGGAGCCGTTCGGCTTCGGCTTTCGCCACCGCCCGGTACTTGGCGAGGGCTTCCGGGGGTGCTGGTGCGCTGCGGCCGTCGATGCCGAGTTTGCGAGCGTTGTCCCAGCGGGCTTTGACGAGTTCTGCCCAGGCTGCTTTCTTCGCCGGGGTCCAGGAGGACTTCTTCAGGTTCGGCCGCCACGTGTGGCTGCTGGTGGTGTCGTCGGTGTAGTGGAATGTGTAGTGGTCTTTGCCTGTCACGTCGATGTGGTCGATACGGGCGGTGAACACGTCGTCGTCGAACTCGTCGATGCCCAGGACGTCGGCGATGAAGGTTTTGAGGGCGGTGTCGGAGATTTCAATGGTGCGGCAACTGGTGGTGCGGCCTTTCTTGCGTTCGGTGCAGATCCAGTGTTCGGTGGTGATCTGGTTTTGGGTCTTGGGGTTGCGACGATTACGGACGAAGGAGCAGCCGCAGGTGGCGCACTTGATTTTCGAGGTCATCGCCACGGTCTCGATTGACCAGTTGGCTCGTGCCCCCAGGTCGCGGCGGCGGGCGATCTCGGCCTGGACGGCGGTGAAGGTGTCACGGTCGATGATCGCGGGGATCGCCCCTTCGACCAGGTACATAGGATGCTCGCCGGTGTTGCGCAACGCCCGGCCCGGTTTCCCGTCCGGGGTCGCCCACTGACCGAGCAACAAGTCGCCGGTGTAGGAGGGGTTTTTCAGGATGTGACGCACCCACTCGCCCGGCAGCTGGTTGTCGGCAAGGTGCGGGACGCGCCCATCGGTGATAAGTTGTGCGGCCATGGCCTCGCACGAGGTGGGCAGCATGTAGTGGGCGAACATCCACCGCACCACCTCCGCTTCGGCTTCAACGATCTCGACGTCGGTCGCATCCGGGGAGTCTGTGTAGCCGTAGAGGTGGAAGCCGTTGGCTTTGCCTTGCTCGAAGCCTTTCCTCACCCGCCATTTCACGTTCTGGCTGATCTGCTCCGACTCGGCCTGCGCGAAGGAGGCGAGCAGGGTGAGCACCAGCTCCCCATCAGCGGAGAACGTGGAGATGTTCTCTTTTTCGAAGCGAACCTCGACGCCGAGGGTTTTCAATTCGCGGATTGTTTCCAGCAGGTCGACGGTGTTGCGGGCGAACCGGGAGATCGACTTGGTCAAGATCAGGTCGATGCCACCGGCGCGGGCTTGAGCGAGCATGGCTTGGAACTGGGGACGGTTGGTGGTGGTGCCCGAGATACCCGAGTCGGCGTAGACGCCCGCATACTCCCAGCCGGGGGTCGATTGGATCAGGTCAGAGTAGCGCGAGATCTGTGCCGACAATGATTTCGGGGTGCGGTCGTTTTCCATCGAGATGCGGGCATACGCCGCGACCTTCTTGGCCCGCGCACTTTGGGGCGGCGGGGTCACCCGCTCCATCGTCGCCATCGGCTGCTTTTCCTTGTCTGACTAGGGGTTTTGTACCGTTTGCACGTCTATACATCACTCTGATCGGCCGTGAAGTCAACCAAGATCTGTGCTTTCAACGCCCCGATTTCCGCACCCGTGGCGGCGGCGATCCGGGAGGCGGCACGAGCCGACTGGGCCTGCGTGAGGATGCCGGATTGTGTGAGGTGGTTGAGTCGGGCGAGCGCGAGTGCGGTGGTCGTCTCGGCGTGCAGTTGGGCCGGTGTCATGGGCGTCCGCCTTTGGTGCCGAAGCGGTGGCGGATGTAGCAGGCGTGGCTGCAATACACGCGGTGCTTGTTGCCGTATGCGCTGAACACGGCACCGCAGTGTGGGCAGGTGAACTGGTAGAACGCGCGGCGGTTGATCTTCTCGGGGCGGGCATGCCACCAGGTGCGGCGGCACTGCTGACTGCAGAACTTCGCTGGCCGGGTACCGGTGATGGGTGCGCCGCAGTGCAAGCACCACACCCCGAGCGGGTTATCGACCGGCGGGATGGTCGGATCGGGGGTGATACGGGCGCGGCGGCACCACGTTTTGACAGTGTTGGCGTTGAGTTCCAGCTGGGCGGCGATCGCCGCGTAGGTCACCCCGGCTCGACGCATCACTGTTATCTGCTCCTGCTGGGTTGATGTCACTGCCGTCACCGGTTGGCTCCTTTCCATCTGCACCACCCCGGAAGCGGGCGGTCTCATCTGTCAGGCACCAGCGGCCGTGAAACCGGACGGGCCGCGAATACCTGCTCACCCGTACGCCCCGACACCGGCCGAATCCGGACGGGTACAAGCCGCAGAGACGACGAAAAGCCCCGCCACCACCCAGGACGGGCAGTGACGGGGCCGGATTCGTACTCTCAGACGGAGATGGCGCGGAGTGGTTAGTAGCCGAGCTTCTGATTCACCCGCTTCTGCACCTGGCTGTAGAGGTTGCCGAGGCGACGTTTGCGTTCCTCGCCGTTGCCGTAGTCGCCGCGAATGACCGCGTCAGCAAGCGCGTCAATATTCGGCCCGGACGGCTTAGCAGGTGTACGTCCGGCGAGTTTCTCGTTGACCCGGCGCTGGACAGCGGCATAGTTGGCTCCGAGGCGACGCTTGCGCTCCTCACCGTTTCCGTAATCGCCACGGATGACCGCATCAGACAGTGCATCAATGTTGACAGCGGGCGTGGGGGCGGGCTTCGGCTTCGCGGGCGCTGGCTTGCTGCCGGTCATGTGGTCGTACCAGTACTGTGCACGGGCCATGTAGGCGGCATGCTGGGAGCCTGCCAGCGAGGCCGGGCATTCGGTTGCAGAGAAGTTCTTGTGTCCGAACACGTTCTTGCCCCAGGCCGGGCGGCCGAGCTTGTAGTAGCGGCAGATCGCGGCGACGAGGTGGGTTCCGTTGTCGAGGCAAGCGTCGGACACCCGCCACGGGCTGGAACTCACGTCGGCGTGTTCGATGCCGATGCTGGTGGTGTTGGCGTTCCAGTTCCCGGCGTGCCAGGCGGTGTCGCGGTCCCACACGAGCTGGCCGATCTTCCCGTCGGACTGCACCTGGTAGTGGGCAGAGGCCTGGCGGTTTTGCCACACGTCGTAGCAGCCTCGGATCGTGAGGTTTCCGGCGTTGTGGTGGATGATGACCTTGTCGATACGCCGACCGCCTCGTCCGGCGGTGTAGTGCTTGTTCATGATGAGGTCGACATCGGCCTCGAGGGTGTTCCAGTTCTTCATCAGCGCTGCTCCTTATCGGTATGGGTTTCAGTTGGGTCGGTGTTGGTGAGGGGTGGTCGTTTGTCGGCGCGGTTGGCGATCAGGTCGAGGGCCTCACGCATCTGTGCGGGGATGGGCAGGCCGAGGCGGGTGGCGTTTTCGATCAGGGAGATGCCTTCGTTGGACAGGTAGAAGAAGATGACCGCTGCCCGTAGCACGCCGGGTGTGCCGATGACTTGGGTGTCGATCAGGTGCGCGAGACCAACCAGGGTGAAGATGAGAATCTTGCGGGAGATGCCCCGAAACCCGACTGCTGAGCTGACGCGGCGTTCGTTGATGGCCGCGAGGACTCCGGTGATGTAGTCGGCGGCAACGAAGATGACCAGGGCGTAGATCAGGCCGTCGAGTCCGCCGAGGTAGGCGGAGAGCCACGCGCCGAGGCTGGCGATGCCGGCTTGGATGGTGTGCCAGAGAGCGTTCAAAGACATGGAGTGTTTCCTTCCGAGGGGTGGGTGGGCATAAAAAACGCCCCCACCCGACACGGGTGAAGGCAGACGTGGATGCGACGAGCGGCGCGGGTTAGATGTTGGGGCTGGTCAGGACTTCCAGGATCGGCATCGTCAAATCCAGGCTTTCCACGACCGGGGCCATCAGCACCGGCTTCTCAGGCAGCACGGCTGCGGCGGGTGTTGGTGTGGTGTCGGAGACGATCGGGGTGATCGGATGTTCCACCACCGTCCCCACCGGCTCCACCGTCCCGACTGGCTCGACGGCGATGTCAGTCTCGCGGGTGGTCATTGGTGTTCCTTCCCGCTGGCGGCTTCGATGGCGTCGTAGAGCACGTCATACGCCTCCGCCGTCTGGCCGGAGAGTTCACCGTCGTAGCTGTCCAAGAGAGTCTTGAGGTCGGTCAGGTGGGTGTCGTAGGTCGGCCCGGATACCTCGGCGAGGGATTCGAGGAGCCGGGTGCGGGCGGTCATGAACTCTGCTGCTTGGTCTGGGTTGGCGAGCCGGAACGTCCCATCAGAGTCCAGCAGCGGCGCACCGTTGTCATCGCGGGCGGCGTATTCAGCCACCAGCTCGTATTCGTCTTCCCCGAACCTGGCGAGGGCTTGTGTGACGAGGGTGAGCAGTTTCGACCGCGCCCTGGACTGCGAGGCTTTCAGAGGCATTTCGGTGAGCAGCTCGGCGACCGGCTGCAGATACTGGTTGGCGAGCATGATGCGCATAGGTGTTCTCCTTAGCTGAGGGTGGTGGGCATGGTGGACAGTCCGGTGTTCGAGTAGTACTGCCAGGTGATGTTCGACCCTGATCCGGAGATCGAGGTGATCCAGCCACGGTTGAACAGCCCGATGAGCGAGTTCATCCGGCTCATCAAGTCCCCGACACGGTCGAACAGGCGGGTCATGTTGTAATACGACCCATTGGTGACGACCATCAGGTCATAGGTGTGAAACACGACCTTCGCCAGCCCATTGCTCGACGCCCACCCGGCGTAGGTGCCTTTCCCGGTGAGCGTCGCATCCTGCAAGGTCACGTAGCGCGAGCCGGTGGTGTAGAACTTGTAGCCGTTGGTGCGCAAGTCAGCACCGAGATGAATGCCGGCCTTGCCGTAGAAGCGTCCCTTCGGATCCAGGGTGAGGCAGGTGAAGTAGTCACCGCCCGATGCCGTCTGGTATGTCCAGGCCACATAGTCGCCTTGATAGGCGACCTGGTTGACGATGCCCTGCACGTCGGGCTTGTCCTTGTGGGCACGGCGTGCCATCTCCCCGATGTAGCGGGTGCCGTACCAGAATTTCATCCCGGAACTGGAGATTGTCCCTTCCAAGGTGGAGCCGTTGTACCAGGCGATCTGCGTCGGCGAAATACGGATCGACTGGTTCCATCCGGCCAAGCCCACTTGGATCGCGTTGGCTGCGAGCTTGTCGGCCGTGATCGACTTCGCCGCAATCCGATTCGCCGAGAGATAGCCGGTGGTGATCTTGCCCGCATCCAGCGCAGCGATCTTCGCGCTGGTGATCGCCGCGTCCTTGATCATCGCAGTCGTGATGAACCCGTTGGCGATCGTCAACTTGTCGCTCGTGATCGATCCCGCTGCAATCCGCCCAGCAGCCAAATAGCCCGAGGTGATCTTCGCTGCAGACAGCGACCCGATTTTCGCATCAGTGATCGCGGCGTTGGCAATCATTGCGGTGGTGATGAACCCACTCGCGATGGTCAGCTTGTCGGAGGTGATCGAGCCGGCAGCAATCCGTCCAGCAGCGAGATAGCCGCTGGAGATCTTGGCTGCCGACAGTGAACTGATTTTCGCGTCGGTGATGGCGGCGTCTGCGATGTGTGCGGTGCCGATGGCAGTGTCTCCGATGTGTGCTTGGCTGATCGCTTTCGGCCCGATCATCGCGGCACCGACCGGTGTTTGTTCCCATTGGTTGTTGGTGAGGATATATTGGCGGGCGATCACGCCATCGGCGCGCACTTGCCACAGCGCACCCTCTGGCCGGTCGGCGGCGTCCGCCGCAGTCGGATCGACAAGAGCAACCGTGAGCTGTCCATCCGAAGTCACCGCGATGTCATGGGCGTCTTGCGCCAGCTCCGTCGCGCTTGCGGCAGCAGCCTTGGCCTGGTCAATCTCGACCTGCGCGGTGGCGAGACGTTCATGCACCTGGTCGGCGGCGGTCTGCGCGTCGTGGGCAGCGGCGAGGGCGTGGTCGACTTGCGTGCGGGCGGCGTCGAGTTCGGCCTGGACCTGGGCATGATTCAGATCGGTGGCGAGTGCTATCCAGCCGGGGGTGCCGGTGTCGGTGAGCTGGTAGATCCAGATCTCAACCTGTTCGCCGTTTTGCCGGAACCACGTGTCACCCAGCCTGGCGTTGGCGGGCTGGGTGGTGCCGTAGTGGTTGGTGTTCTTCCCATCCGCCGACGCGAGGGCAAACCCCGCCACATCTTCTGCCTGCCGAGCCGTGTTGACGGCGGTTTTGACTTGGCGGGTGACGGTGGTGAACTTCCCAGCAACACTGCCAAGCTCTACGGACAGGTATGCCTGGCGGAGGGGGTCGTAGTCGTAGCCCACCACCCGCGCTGACAGCGCCACGCCGAGGTCGGTGTGGCGGACGGTGACTGTGTCTCCGAGCAGCACTGTCTCTAACTCGGCCAAATCCGCGTACTCGACGGTGGTAGCCAGGTCGACGAACGACACCTTGTACGAGGCGGATGGCTCATCCACATGCCGGGCGGAGTATTCGAGGGCGGCGAGGCGGCGCAGCTCCGTATACGCCTGATCGAGTGGGAGTTCGTCCTCGCGGGGCTGCTCGGGGTCTTTGATTTCCTTCACGTCGCCGTAGCGCATCACGCGGATACGCGGAGTCGCATACGCACCGAGCTTTGGGGAGTCGACGTAGAGTTCGGGCAGGAGGAGGCCGTCGTAGCCGACCGGCAGAATCCTCGTGACGACCGTGGAGAAGTCGATGGAGGCTTGGTAGCCGGTGAGGTTTTTCCGATCCCGGATCACCACACCCCGATCCTGGCCACGCTGTGTGGCGTGGTGGATGTGCCAGTTGTCCCGGGTTATCTCACCACCCCAGCGGGAGGCGAACGTATTGTCCTCCCCGGTGTCCATGACAGCTTGAGCGAGGGGCATCCGCACCACCCGAGCACTCGCCCGAGTCGTGGTGTCGGAGCTGGTGGCGGTGAACCTGTGCGGCGTGTTGGCGGCTGCGAGGAGCTGGTCGAGTGCGGGCTTGGCGGTTTTGTTCACCACGAACGTGTCGGCGATCAGATTCGCTGCCAGATCGTAGAACAGGTGGAACGCGGTGACTTCGAGCAGGCCGTCGAGGGTGGTGGTGACCTCGTGGATACGGAACCCTTGACGCAGGCTCATCCCCGGCACCGGGCACGCGATGATCGCCTCCAGGGTGAGCAGTAAAGCGGCGGGCGCGTCAGCCGGATACGAGAAGGTAAGCGAGTATTCGCCGCAGAGTTCTTCGGTGACGACCGGGTCGATCACCTCCCGATCCAAAACGGCCAGCCCGGTGGTGGTGAAGTCGGTGGCGATGCGGTCGTGAACCGTGATCATCAAAATGCCTCCAAACAGCATGAAGGCCGCCCACCACAGGACGGCCAGGAACAATTGAGCGAACGGGGTGGTTAGAGGTTGCGCCAATTCGGCACGACGACGACCTTGCTGATGCCGGTGCCGAGAGTGATCCGGTTGGCTCCCGGTGTCAGTGTCGGGAAGCTCCCGGTGAGTGCGTCGGTTTGGACGTTTCCTGCGACGTGGGCGACGAGCCGATCCGCATCGAGGGTCACCTGCCCGGCCGGGCTGTTGACTCGACACTGCCGGCCGTTGATGCTGAGCGTGAGTTGGCCGGTGCCATAGACGGTGATGACAGGAGCGGTCTCCAGGAGACCCGGATTCGTCAGCGTCCCTGAACTCGTCAGCGTGACTGGGGTGAGTCCTTCGGTGAGGTAGGTGAAGGGTTGGCAGATCAGTTCAGCCTCGAACACACCCAGCGACGCCAACTCACGGCTGAGCGGACCGACGGCGGCGTGCTTCACCCGTCGGAACAGGCCGGGCTCGCCGGACAGGCTGATTGTCGTCGCGTCCATCAGTGCCTGTGCTGCGTGCCGGTAGCCTGCCATGCCGTCGCCGGTGGGGATAGCGAGTTGGAGGGTGAGGATCGTGTCGTCCCAGCCACCCAGCCGGGTCAAGGTGCCAGCCCGGCCAGCGACATCAATATCGTCGACCACACGCGACGCCACTGGTATCTCCACCGGGGCAGTCAGCCGCAACCCCAACGTGCGGGAGGAGATGGTGTGGTTGAGGGTGAAGGCGAACATTAGGTTCCTCCTGTCAGGGCGAGGTCACGGCGCGACAGCTTGGCGAGCCGGGTATTCATGGCCGGGGCGAGTTTGCCGACCAGCGTGCCGTCGTTGAGCACCACCTGAATATCCAGCGAGCTGAGCAACCTGCGCGCGGTCGTATCGACGATCCCCTCCACATCCACCGTCTGGTCACGAGCCGCTTGTGCGGACATCGCGGCGCTGACGGCTGCGGCCGGGGTGAGGTCAACTGTGGGCATGGTGAGGTTGGCGGTGGCGTCGATGGGCACGTCCACCCCGTCAGCCAGCTCGCTGAACGCGTCCAACGTGTCGGCGGCCAGCGTGGTGGCGGCGTCTGTGGCTTTGCGCCCATCGGTGCGGATGGAGTCGGCGAGGCCTTCGACGAGCATCGAGCCGACCCACGCCATTTCCGTGGAGGGCGAGTGAATGCCGAAGAAGTCGGTAATGCCGTCCCAAATGCTGCTGATCCAGCCGGAGACCTGATCCCACAACCAGCCCGCCAACGACTGGATACCGTTCCACAGGCCGCGCACGAGGTTCGAACCGGCCTCCGCCATCTGCCCCACACCCTGACCGACCGCTGACACGATGCCCGTGATGATCTGCGGGATCGCCGCGACAATCGTGGAGACAATCTGCGGCATGTTGCCCACCAATGCCGTGAGCAGCTGGATACCGGCTTGGACGAGTTGCGGGATGGCTCCTGCAATCCCGTTGATGAGCGCCGAAATGATCTGCGGCAACGCCGCCACAATTGTCGTAATGATCTGCGGCAGAGCACCAATCAACGCGGTCAACAGTTGAATACCGGCGTTGATCAACTGCGGAACTGCTGACACGATGCCGCCGATGATGGCGGTGATGATCTGCGGGAGTGCTTCCACGATCGAGGTGATGATCTGCGGGAGCGCACCAATTAGGGCGGTCAAGAGCTGGATGCCTGCTTGGATGATTTGTGGGATCGCGCCGACCAGGAAGCTGATGATGCCCTCGATGATCGCCGGGAGGGCTTCGATGAGCACTGGGATCGCCGCGAGCAGTCCCTCAGCTAGGCCGAGAATCAACTGGAGTGCAGCGTCCAGCAGGAGCGGCAGGTTGTCCACCAGTTCCTGCACCAGCGCCATCAGCATCTCCACTGCGGCCGGAATCAGCTCCGGCAGCGCTTCGGCGATGCCAGTGACGAGGGTGGCAATAATCTGAATCGCCGCCTCCAACAGAGCCGGGAGGGCTTCGATGATCGCCTCGACCAGCGCCACCACCAGGGTGACGGCAGTTTCCGCGAGCTGTGGCAGCACCTCAATGATCCCCTCCAACAACGAGGTGAGGATCGTCATGCCAGCCTCAACCACGGCGGGCAACTGTTCGGCGATAAACGCCAACGCTTCCTGCAAGACGGTGCCGAGAGTGTCGATGAACGCCGGGACACCGCCTTCTTCAATCGCGGCAGTCAGGTCGTCGATCCAGCCGTTGGCCATCGGCATGACCGTCCCCGCCAAGGCATCGGTAACACCAGTGGCAAGCAGGCCTTTCAGGTTCGCGATCCCGTCCTGCATGGTCGCCAACTGGCCGCTAAAGGTTTGGGATTGGGCGTCCATCGCCCCATAGAACCGGCCACCCTCGGCCGTGGCAGAAGCAAACGCGTCCGCAACCATGTCCGCAGAGATAGCTCCCTGGGCCATTTCCTCCTTCAACTCACCAATGCTCTTGCCGGTCTTGCGGCTGATCTCTTCGAGCGGGTTGAAGCCGGCGTTGATCATCTGCAGCAAATCCTGGCCAGTCAACTTGCCGGTGCTGCTCATTTGCGCGAACGCGAGGGTAAGGGACTCCATTTTGACGGCGTCACCTTGAGAGATGTCGCCGATCTCGTGCAGGTGCTTCTGTGCGTCCTCCAACGACATGCCGAAGCTGAGGAGGGTCTGCATGTTGGAGGCCAAATCTTCCATGCCGAACGGGGTCTTGGCGGCCTCCACCTTCAAGTCGTTGACCAGCTGCTGGGCTTTGGCTTGGTCGCCGAGCATGGTGGTGAAGCTGGTGGTGTATTGCTCCATGCGGGCGTTGTACTCAACACCCTCCTTGAGTGCCCCGGCCATGCCGCGTCCGATACTGGCGATGGCGTGGCCGATGCCCTTGACCCCTGCGACGATGGCTTCGGATGCCAGGTTGGCTTTCAGCACGTCGCCGAAGATGCGGGTCTTACCCCCGGTGGAGTCCATCTCGTCACCGAGATCATCCACAGCAACTTCGAGCTTGCCCGCGTCCTTCGCGGCGTCTTTGGCATCGTCACCGGCACCATCGGCCTCGTCACCGAACTCGGTGAGCGCGTCGTTATTCGACTTCAGCTCGGATTCGAGCTTGTTCAGTTCAGCTCCGGCATTGTTGAGCTGGATCTGCCAGTTCTTCGTCCGCGAATCGTTCTCACCAAACGACGTGGCACTGTTCTGCAACGCGGCTCGGAGGGTTTCGATCTTGGCTTTCTGCGCCTCGATCTCCTTACCCAACACCTGGTTTCGGGCCGTCAACGCTTCGGCGGACTGGTCGTTCTTGTCGAACTGGGAGGCGACCAGCTTCATCTCGCTGCCGAGCACCCGCATCTCACGGTTGATATCCGTGATCGCCCGCTTGAACTCCCGCTCACCCTCCAAACCAATCTTCAAACCAAACGATGAGTCAGCCATGGGGATTCAGCTCCTATGGGAAGATGTGGATGACAAGGAAAGGGGGGCTGGAGTTGAGCGGTATCGATTTCGATGTTCGCGAGTTCGCGCGGCTGCTGTCGACGTTGCCTGCCCATCTACCCATCTCCGATGCGATGGAACAGGCCGATCCTCAAAAGAAAGGCCGTTGGTGGTCCTCACAACGCGAGCACATGAGTAGCTGGTTCGACTCGCAAGCAACCACTGGGAGTGGCTCGTTCACAAGACAAAAGCCCAACATGTCTGCCCGCACCACGTACAACATGCTTCAACACCCGGAGGGCCTCGTGTGGATTGCCGAAGCGCTGGGGGTGGACACACAACTCGTACAACAGGTCGCCAACGATGCCCTTGCCATCAATCGCCGCAGTCGCAGCAAATTCGTTCGCCAGCACTTGCCCTGGGACATGATCGCTGGCCTTGCTAAATCCGAGATGGAATCACGTCGTCGATGAACCACTGACGCAGTGGCTTGGCCCGGCCGGTTTCGAGTCGCCAGCAGTCGATGAGGTCGAGGAGTTCCCCGAACACCATCAGGCCCACCTCCACCCGGCTCAGGTGAAGGTGGGCGATGCCGATGTAGGTGAGCCGGGTGAAGATCGCCTCCGGGCTGTCGACTATTCGGCCTTGGCCTTGGTGGCTTTTGGGTCTGGCTCGGTGGCGATGACTCGGCGGGTGCCGCGCTGCAGGGCTTCGGCGATCGCACCCCGATAGTCGGACAGATCAGCGGGCACGGTCAGCAGCTCCACCGCTTCTTCGGTGAGTTCCGGGCGCAGGTTGTCGGGGTGGCGCAGATTGTGGATGGCGACGGACTGGTTCGCGAGCAGGGTGATCAGCCAGATCACCTCACCCAACGTCGCACCCAGATCACTCGAGGACTCCAATGCTTCGCCGAGGTGTTCCAGGCCGCCGTAGCGCTCCGCGATCACGCGGGTGGCGCGGGTGGTGAGCACCAGCTCGAACTCCTCCCCACCAATCACCACCGTCGCTGACCGGGCGGGGTCAGTCGCCGGAATCGTGGTCTTCGACATTGTTGGCTGCTCCCTTCCCTTTAGCCTGCGGCTACTGCGTCGGTTGCGGGCTCGTACACTGCCGCGTACCAGCCGGTGATTGTCTCGGGCTTGACCCCGGGGCCGCCTTCGGTGACTTCGGCCTTCCACGGATGCCGTCCCTTGCTGTCGGGCTTGTTGCGCCGCAGGATCGTGCCCTCAATCGACGGGGTGGAGAACGTGATGGAGTCGGCTTTGGTGGCGAGCGTCGTGGTCGGCAGGGCGAACTTCACCCGGTAGAGCCAGAAGTACTGGTATTTGCCGTTGGAGCGTGCGGCGCGGAAGCCGATTGCCACCGGCGTGCCGCCATCCTCCGAGGTGGAGATAAGCACCCCGTTGGCATCCAGGGTCGCCCCCGTCAGCGCCGCTGCCGCCTCACCGCCGAGGTCGTCGACGCCAAGCGTGAGCGTGCCGGACTTGAATTCCTTCACGATCTCCGATGCGCCGTCATCGGCATACAAGATGGCCTCAGCTACCTCGACCGACAGTTCGGCGGAGATGGCTTTCGCGAGCGGCTTCGGGGCGGCATAGGTTTCCTCACCCGTGTCCGGGTCTTCGATGATCGTGGCGTAGTAGAGCTTGTCCAAACCAATCGTGGCCATGAGTGTGTTCCTTTCTAGTACTGGTGGTGGGATGCGACATCGATCGCGTAGTGGTGGTAGCCGGTGTCAGCCTCAAACCCGACGTAGCGGCGGGCGGTGACGGTCAGGTCGGCGTCAAGGAGCCCCCTAGTGAGCCGGTCACGAGTGGTGAGGTAGTTGCCGGTGGTGAACACCGCGAGCCGGACTTCCTCGATCTCGACGCCAGGCCGGTTGTCGGCGAACACGTCGAACACGTCGCTCAATGGCGTGGCGACGAGGTAGGTGGCCGGTGCAGGACTGTCGGTGAACAGGCCGACGGCGATCGGCAGACCCTCCTGATCGGCGATCGCCGTTAGTTGTTCCAAGAGCGGGGCGGTCATGGTTTCACCTGCCCGAACTTGGCTGCCAACGCCTGTTTCATGGCTTCGACCGCGCCACTCCTGGTCTGGTTCCTGGTGGGTGCCAGGAACGGCCGGGCGGGCTGACTACTTCTGCCGTGTTCGAGGACGTTGGCGATGAGCGCGCTCGAGCGCCCGTCACGCCGGTTTTCGGCAAACCCGACCTTGACGTTGTGATCTCCACGGGAGTTCACCTTCACGCTCGTGGTGCCGAGCGCGCCGAGCAGCTGGCCGGTCGACCGCGACGGCTCCTTAGTGCCAGCACCGATGGCTGCGGCAAGGTTGGAACGCATCCGTGGCTCGACCACGGCGGCCCCGGCACCGAGCACCTCATCGGCGGAGGCTTCCAGCACGTTGGATGCGGCGTTGAGGGAGTCGATGAAGGCGTTGGGGAGCCTGATTTGCACACGCGCCATAGTTAGCCCCCTTCTGGCGTGGTCTGGTGGGCGAGGATTTCCACATACCGGCCAATCTGCTCCACACTGTCGATCAGGTAGCGGCCGTCCGGGCCGGTGATCTCCATGTCGGCCGTGACCGGCAGTCCTGGGATGGCGCGGATACGGAACAGCAGATCGGCTTTCGTGTAGGCGGCACGGTTCACCCACGCCGCCGAGGCGTGTCGGGTCTCGATATAGGCGCGCACGGTCGCACGTATCGCGTCACGCGTCGACGTGAACCCGGCCTTGTCGCGCTCGACCACGGGTTGGATGAGGTCGATGATGGTGCGCATCGAACCAATCGAAGCCATCAGCTTGCTCCTTAGATTTTCCAGTCGCGATCGAGGCGGAGCAGGTTGTTCACCGCGTCCCACACCGCCCGGGCGGCTTCGGGTTTGTCCGCCCAAAACCCTGCGGTCGCGCCGTCGCGGGATTCGTAGAAGTGGGAGGCGAGCATGACGATGCCTTGCCGAGTCGCCCCCGACATTGCCGCCTGCTCGTAGTGGCCTTCTTCGAGGTGTTGGAAGCTGCACGCGTAGGAGGTGGCCGCATTGACCAGCGCCGTAATCAGCGTGTCGTCGTCATCAAACGTGATGAGCAGATTCTGCTTGACCTGCTCGACCAGTTCGGTCGTGTCCATGGCGGCCACCTCCTATCCGTGAGTCAGGCCAGCGTTAGGCGCTGGTCTTTTGGGTGAGCAGTTTGACGGCTTCGGGCAGGATGAGTTTCCCGTCGAGGCGCTGGGAGGCGAGGAACCCCACCTGCCCGGTGGTGGCGAACAACTCGTTGAGCCGCTTGAAGGAGCGTCCCTGCCGGTCGGCGATCCAGTAGTAGGCCAGATCCCCGAATGCCACCGTGGATGCGCCCGCCTTGATCTCCGGGACGAATGCCGACGTATGCGCCGGACGACCAAGGATTAGATCCGGGCTACCGGCGGTGAGGGCGGGCTGCCACAGGTACTGGCCGTTGCCGTCCTTGAGCTTGCGCACGGTTTTGACGGTGGCGTCGTTCATCAGCCACACCGCGTTCTTCCGGTACGGGGCACGCAAGCTGTAGTGCAGATCGATCAGCTCATCAGCGCTGATGTCGGTGACCTTCGCGGTGGTGACCGCCTTCTCCCCACCACCGGTTGCAGCGAAGATGCCGGTGGGCTTGCCCGCACCGTCACCGACGAGGAAGGCTTCTTCTTCGGCGGCACCGATCCGGCGGGCGAACTCCGAGGCGAGATACTGCTCGACGTTGAACGCACTGTCGTTGAGCAGCTCCTCGCTGATCTTGAGGAAGGTGCCGAGCTTGAACGCCGACAGGGTGACCTGGGTGAAGTTCTCGTCCGACTCGGTGTACGGCTTGCCCTCATCGAGCCAACCGGCCGTGCCGTGAGTGGAGACGACCGGGATCTTGCGGTCCCCGCTGGTGGTTTGGATGACCTTCGCCAGCGTGCGCATCACGTTCTGGTCCGCGAGTGCCTGGACGAGGGTGTGTTCGAACTCGTCGGGTACCAGATAGCCGCCCTCGGTATCCACTCCCTCACTCAGTGCGTTACGCACCTCCATCGGCGAGGAGTTCAGCCGCATCGCGTCCCAGAACGCACGCTGATACGAGGCAGTCGCACGCGGCGAAACCTTGGGGTTAGCGTCGTCGTTGTCGATGGTGATGCCGGGCATCGAAGTCAGCGGCATGTTGGTGGCCTTGGCGAGGTCGGCGTCACGGCGCATCGCGCGTTCGGAGCGGGCGATCTCGGCGGTCAGCTTGTCAATATCAGCCTCCATCCGGGCGTAGGCCTGGTCGTCCTCAGCGGACAGACAGCCAGTGGCGGTGTCGCGGCGTTCGTCAAGGAATGCCTTGGCCTGATCCCAAATGTGGGCGCGCTTGGTGCGCAGGTCGGAAATAGTCATCGTGGACATGAGAAGTCCTCCTTCATTTAGTGGGCTCGGTTGGTCAGTTGGGCGTACAAATCAACAACCCGCCGACCACGAGAGCCAGCGGGCTGAACAGAAACAGGAACGGGCACACCGTGCGGGACATCCAGCTGGTGGTGGGTGCAGGCGGCGACGAGCTGCTGCTCCCAGGTGCGCCGGGCAAACACCACGCCGTCCTCGTGGTTCTTCTTGGGCGGGAACGGCGACCCCTTCTTGGACGGCTTGCCGTCGTCGTCCTCATCCGGCTCGTCAGGCTCAGGCTCGGTGCCGTCCTCGTCTGGCCAATCAGACTCGGGCTCGTCCTCGTCAGGCTTCTTCTTGTCCGGCTCCGCATCGAAGATCGGGTCGCGGCTGCCGGTGAGCAGCAGGTCGGCAAAGCCAAGGTCGATCGCAGCACGGGCGTCCATCCACGTTTCGGCATCCATCAACTTCGACAGCTTCGCCCGCGACAGGCCGGTTTTGAGTTGGTAGGCGTTGAGGATCGCGTCCTTGACCGACTCCAACATCGACATGGCTTTCGCGAGCTCGTCTTTGTCGCCCACAGCCAGGGTGGCGGGGTTGTGGATCATCAACATGCTCACCGGGGTCATCGCCACCGTCCCGGCAGCCATCGCAATCACGCTCGCAGCGGAGGCGGCGATCCCGTCGATGTTTACCGTGACCGGGCCGGGATAGTCCAGCAGCATGTTGTAGATCTGGGCAGCCGCCACCACATCCCCGCCAGGCGAATTGAGCCAGATCGTCACCGGCCCAGAACCGGCGTTAAGTTCGCGAGCGAAGATGGCGGGGGTGATGTCGTCGTCGAACCAGGATTCGTCGGCGATCTGCCCGTTGATACGCAAAACCCGGACGCTTGTCGCATCCGGGTCACCGTTCGGCTCGGGGTCGAGCCAATTCCAGAAACGTCTCACAATCGTGTCCTCCTCAAAAATCGCTCATCAGACATGGACTCAGAATCAGTCAGCTGCTGCCCGTCAGGCTCAGAAGTCGGCTCGGTCTCATCGGTCTGGGGCTCGCCGTCGTCGGTGGGTTGGGTGTTGGCGTAGGCTCCAGCCAGGTTCAGGGGCAGCATGTTCCCGTTGACCAGGTAGAGGTCGCCACCGGCCTCCGGGTCGATGCGGTCGAGATTTTCGAGCTCGCGGATGTCGTTGGCGGACATCCACCCGTTCTGGCGGGCTACCGCGTAGCCGTTCATGCGCGACACGTAGTCGCCGCGCAACAGCCCCTCCAGGTTGAACTTCACGAACAACGTCGGCTTCTCGCGGGGGTTGAGCAGGGTTTTGGTGATGGCTTGTTCGAAGCGGATCACCCACGGGTCAAGCGTGTACTTCACGAACTCCAACGACTGCTGCTCAATATTGCTGAACGAGGACTTTTCCAAGTCGCCGATCATGTGGGGTGGGATGCGGAAGATGCGGGCAATCTCGTTGATCTGAAACTTGCGGGTCTCCAAGAACTGCGCCTGCTCCGGGGACACGGAGATTGGCGTGTACTTCATGCCCTCCTCCAACACCGCAATCTTGTTGCCGTTCCTCGCACCCCCGAAGGTCGCCTGCCATGACTCACGAACCCTGGCGGGGTCTTTGATCGTGCCCGGATGCTCCAACACCCCACCCGGAGCTGCACCGTTGGCGAAGAACGACGCGCCGTATTCTTCGGTGGCCTGCGCCAGCCCGATGGCGTTCTTCGCCATCGCGATCGGGCTGTAGCCGACCAGGCCATCGAAGCCCAGGCCGGGAATATGCAACACCTCATGCGGGGACAGGCGCACGGTTTCGAAGCGGCCTGCCGGTTCGTCCCAGGTGCGCTGATACTCGTAGTAGAGGCGGCCCTGTTCGTCGCGTCCGACGGTCATGCGGTTGGGCATCAACGGATACAGGCCGATCACCTCATCCAGCCCGTTGCGGAGTACTTGGGCGAAGGCGTTGCCCCACAACAGCAGGTGCGTCATGAGTGTTTCGCGGAACACGAAGCTGGTCATCTCCGGGTTCGGCTCGTCATGGAGCAGCCGGTAGAGCGGATGGTCGAGAGCCTTCACATTCGACCCGTCCGTGCCCTGCCGGTAGACATGCAACGGCAGCCCGGCGATCGCTTCAGCGAGGATGCGCACACACGAGTAGACAGCAGTCATCTGCATCGCCGAGCGCTCCGTCACCGGACGCCCCGACGTAGTACCACCAAAGAAGAAGCTGTACCCGGCGCTGATCGCATGATCCTCAGCGGGCCGGTTGTTGCCGCCGCGTAGCCAGTCAAGAAAACCCATGCGTGTGCTCCTCGCAGACGTAGAGTTGGAACATGAAGTTCGGGATGAGGAAGCCGTCGCTGACGCGTTCGCTGAAGGCGCGCACGACTGGGCGTGCGAAGCGTGCGATCAAGAAGGCTGTCATTCCCGGATACGGGAAGAAAGGCATGGGATTCGTGAAGAACCCGAGCCGGTCAGTGAAGAACGCCGTCTACAAGCGCACCACATTCAGCTTCTGGGATCTGTTCAAGTAATCCACCTCAGAGCACGAGTAGCCCGCGCTCGTCGTAGACGGAACCGGCGTGGTGGTCGTTGCCGCGTCGGATGGCGCGGTCGAGTGCCATGATGGTGGCGACGACGCCGTCGATCTTCTCCGTGGACTTTTGTTTGTCGGGTTTGATGTTGCCGGCCGGGTCGGTGCGCACGTGGATGTTGTCGACCATCCAGGCGAGCACCGGATGCCCACCGTGAGCCAGGCGGCCCTCCAACGCCAGCTTCATTAGCTCCTTGCTCGGTGGGGACATGTCTTTGAAGCCCTGTCCGAACGGCACGACCGTGAATCCGGCATCGTCCAGGTTCTGTGACATTTGCACGGCACCCCACCGGTCGAACGCGATCTCCCGGATATCGAACCGGGTGCCGAGTTCTTCGATGAACGCCTCAATCGCGCCATAGTGGACAACGTTCCCTTCGGTCGTCTCCAGGAAGCCTTGCTGCTGCCAGAGGTCGTAGGGCACGTGGTCACGCACGACACGGAGCTTGAGGTTGTCTTGGGGTATCCAGAACCAGGGCGCGATCACATATGGCTCGTCGCCAGACTCGGGTGGGAATACGAGGACGAACGCGGTGATGTCCGTCGTGGAGGCGAGGTCGAGGCCGCCGTAGCAGACCCGACCTTCCAGATCAGCGAGGTCGACGGGAGCTGAGCTGTTGTTCCACACGTGCATGGGCATCCACCGCACCGACTGCTTCACCCACTGGTTCAAGCGCAGCTGACGGAACGTGTTCTCCTCAGCCGGATTCTGCCTCGCCGAGTTGCAGGCTTGGCGAACCTTCTCGATCGGCACCGTGATCCCCAAGCTGGGGTTCGCTTTCGCCCACACCGCCTCGTCGGTCCAGTCATCTTCGCGGTCGGCACCGTAGATGACCGGGTAGAACGTCGGATCGTGCTTCTTGCCCGCGATGACGTCCAGGGCTTTCTCGTGCTGTTCGTAGCAAATGCTGTGCGTGTCGGTACCGGCCGTCGTGATGAGGAAGTACAGCGGCTGGGTGCGGGCGTCGCCCGACCCTTTGGTCATGACGTCGAAGAGTGCCCGGTTGGGTTGGGTGTGCAGCTCGTCGAACACGACCCCGGAAATGTTGAATCCGTGCTTCGAATATGCCTCCGCTGAGAGGACTTGGTAGAAGGAGTTGGTGGGTTTGTAGACGATGCGTTTCTGGGAGCGCAGGATCTTCACCCGCTTCGACAGGGCTGGGCTCATGGCGACCATATCGGCGGCCACTTCGAACACGATCGAGGCTTGCTGACGGTCTGCAGCGCACCCGTACACTTCGGCACGCTCCTCACCGTCCCCGCACGTCAGTAGCAGAGCGACAGCGGCGGCGAGCTCTGATTTGCCCTGTTTCTTGGGTATCTCGACGTAGGCGGTGGTGAACTGGCGGTAGCCGTCGGCTTTGACGGTGCCGAACAGGTCACGGATGATCTGTTCCTGCCAGTCGATGAGATGGAACGGCTTGCCCGCCCAGCGCCCTTTGGTGTGCTTGAGGGCTTGGATGAACGCGACTGCGAAGTCGGCCTTCCGTTTGTCGTAGGTGGAGCCTGCGGCCATGAACCGGGTCGGCGTGTAGATGTCGAGAGTGCGTATCACGCCCGTCAGGCTCCTTCCTGCACTGGCTGGGTTAGTTGGTGTGGGCGAAGGCCCAGGCGATGGCGTGGCCTGCGTCGGCGAACAGTTCGTCAGCCTCGGCGATCAGGTCGAGTTCGCATTCAATGAAGCCTCGGGCATCCGGTCCCCAGCCAGGGATGGGCTGCTGGGCGAGCTTGTAGACGCGAGCGTCGTTTCCGATCCGGCCTTTGCCCAGGTGCCGGTATGCCGAGGCGAGGACGAAATCCCCGTAGGCGATCACCGTGCCGTAGCTGTCGGTCGCCATCTGCAGCTGCTCCATCGTGGTCTTTTCGTTGTTCATGACCTTCTCCTTGTCCTCTTGTTCGGTCATGTACATACAGCCATAGGTGTGCGCGGCTATCCAGTCGTAAAAGCCCTAGTCAGGCACTATTTTTAAGGAATCCTCGAGTGGCCAGTTGAACATGGAATCCGTCATTGTCGATCCGCTCGCGGCAGGTGGCGTTCCATGCTGATTTGGGGTCAGCTGCTGGTGAGGTGCCAGGCGGGAATGAGTTGGCGTTCCTCGGTGAACGGGTCGGTGTAGTGTGCGTTAACTTCGGTCATCCCGATCAAGGTGGCTCCGGCTTGGGTGAGGTTCCAGATGATCTCGGTGAGGCCGGTCTGGTTCGCGCTGATCGTGAACTCGCCGATGCCATGCTCCTTGAGTTCGTCGAGGATGCTGGGCACGTCTGAGTCGTAGAGACCTTCGGCGAAGTCGCGCAGCTCATTGCCCGCCCGCTGAGTGTTCATGTAGGCGGTGAGCAGGCTCGTGGACGAGGTTTGGGTGCGGGTCGCGATCTGCTGGTCGAGGGCGTCAATTGTGTTCATCCCTGGCTCCTAATCCGGTTGGCGTATGACACATACAGCCATGGGTGTCGGTGCTTATCCAGTCGCTTTTCGCCGGTTCTCCGCAAGAGAATCAGTGGCCGGATTCGGGGAGAGTTTCCCTCGCGTCTTCGCCGGGGATGCGGCCGAGGGTGGAGCCGCAGTCCCAGTCCACATGCACCGTGCCAGCGTCATCGACAAACATGATGGCCCCCTCGTCACCGGGAGCCAGGCGCGTGTATAGATCGCTGGTTGACACCAGCCGGATTCGCTGCCCATCCGCATTCATCCTCATTGCACGTTCTTTGTTGTGGGCGGAGTTTTCCATGCCGCGTTGCCTTCCAGATTCGCTAGTAGGGCTCGGCGCACGTTCTTGTAGCTGTCGCCGATCATGCCGAGGCGCAGCAGCCAGCAGTGCATTGCATACTTGTCGTTCCCGCCCGTCTCGGCAGGCTTCGCTGAGACTCTCATGGCGACCTTGGCGTGCTCGAAGATCCGGGCGATCAGCACAGTGGCAGCCTCCACCACCTCCCGGTCTGGAACCTCGTCGAACCAGTCGAACTCGGCCTTGCCCGCCTGCTCGTCGAGGTGAATTGGGGTTGCTGGGATTTGGAGTGCTTTGGCGATGAGCCGTCCTTTCGCCGCCAACATTGCCTCCACCTTCCCGGCGGTTGCCTCGTCCCAGTCGGTGGTTGGGAACACCAACGTCAACCCCAACTCCTCGGCCACCGGCGCGTCTGCTGGAAATCCGGCCTGCGCGGCGGCTTCAGCTAGGACGGCGGTGTCGATGGTGCCGGGCAGATGCAGCAGCCAGTCACGATCCAATGTGGCCTCGCCCATCTGGTAGGCGAACGACGGGGTACCCAAGTACTCGGCATGCGCGCCGAGATGAGTGGCGATGAGCGCGGCGAGCTGTTTGCGGCCTTTCTTCTGTTTGGCGAACTGGATTGTTGTCATGACCATCTCCTTTACTTGTTTCCCCTGGTTGGGGTGGTTTTTGGTCATGTACATACACGCTCTATTCCGCCTGAATAGCAAGCCGTGACAGCCACCTATTTCTTGTCTCGATCCACCTCTTTCACCACATCCAGGTAGGCGAACTGTTGGCCGTCGCGTAGGCAGGTGATTCCGGCGGCGTCGCCGGTGGCGTCGGCGTAGCGGCGCAAGATCACGGAGGCGTATTTCTCATCGAGCTCCATGCAGTAAGCGATCCGGTCGGTCGCCTCGCACGCCATGAGCGTGGAGCCGGATCCGGCGAATGTGTCGAGCACGATCGCGTTGGATTGGGTGGAGTTCCCGATCGGATACGCCAACAGATCCAGCGGCTTGCTGGTCGGGTGGTCGGCATTTCTGCGAGGCTTATCAAACCGCCAGATAGTGGTTTGTTTCCGGTCCGAATACCACTTGTGCTTGCCGTTCTTCACCCAGCCGTAGAGCACGGGCTCGTGTTGCCACTGGTACGGGGAGCGTCCCAGCACGAGGGAGTCTTTGACCCAGATGCAGCAGCCGGAGAGTTTGAAACCGGCATCTTGGAAAGCCCGCCGGAAATTCAGCCCCTCGGTGTCGGCGTGGAACACATAAGCCGAGGCGCCCTTCTCGCACACGCCCGCCATGTTCCTGAAGGATGCGAGGAGGAACTCGTAGAAGTCGGCATCCTTCATCGTGTCGTTCTTGATCGACAAGCCGTCAGACGATTCGAATGCGACGTTGTACGGCGGGTCCGTGAGCACCAGGTTGGCGCGCTTGTCGTCCATCAACACCGCGATGTCGTCGGGGTTGGTGGCGTCACCGCAGACGAGCCGGTGCCGACCGACTGTCCACACATCCCCGCGCTGAACGAACGCGGCGGCCTCCAGGGCGGCTGTCAGATCAAAGTCGTCATCCTCAACCTCGTCCTCGTCAAGGGAACCGATGAGCTGGGCGATCTCATCGTCATCGAACCCCGTTAGCTCCGCGTCGAAATCACTGGCGTCCAGGTCAGCAATCAAGAGTGCGAGCTTGTCCTGGTCCCAGTCACCACTGATCTTGTTGAGCGCAACGTTGAGCGCTTTCTCCCGCGTCTCGTCCAGCTCGACAACGACACAGTCGACAGTGGTGTGGCCGAGGTCTTCGAGGATTTTGAGGCGCTGGTGGCCGCCGACGACATGCCCGGTGGTCTTGTTCCAGATGACAGGTTCGACGTATCCGAACTCCGTCAGCGACCGCTTGAGTTTCTCGTAGTCGGGGTCGCCGGGCTTCAGATCCTTGCGGGGGTTGTAGACAGCGGGCGTGAGGTCAGCGATGGGTAGCTGTTCGATGCGCATGCGTTTCCACCGCCTTCCCCAGCTCGCGCTCGTAGCGCCAGGTTTGTTCCCAGCGCGTCCAGTCCCTGCCCATGTGCCCGTAGAACGCCAGATCCCTGTAGCGGGGTGTGCGCAGGTTGAGGGTGTCGATGATCCCGGCCGGACGCAGCTCGAACACATCGCGTGCAGCTGCGGTCAAGATGTGGTCGGCGTATTCGCCGGTGCCGAGCGTGTCCACCTCGAAGGCGACCGGATCAGCCTTCCCAATCGCATAGCTGATCGCGACTTGGCATTCAGCAGCCAGCCCGGCGTCGACGATCGTGCGAGCGATCAGGCGCGCCATGTAGGCCGCAGACCGGTCGACCTTGGAGGGGTCTTTCCCGGAGAACGCGCCCCCACCATGGGGTGCGAGACCGCCGTAGGTGTCGACCATGAGCTTCCGCCCCGTCAACCCGGTGTCCGCGCGAGGACCTCCCTCGACGAACCTGCCCGACGGATTCACAAACACCTCCGTGTTACCGTCCACAGGCAGATAGGGCTGGCAGGCCGGAGCCACAATCAGCGACTCGACCTCGCGGGTGAGCGCTTCCAGATCCTTGCCCGCCTCGTGCTGGACAGACACAATCACGGTGGCGATGGCTACGGGTGTGCCGGTGTCGTCGTAGCGCACCGAGACCTGTGCCTTGCCGTCCGGTTTGATCCCCGTGATAGTGCCGTCGGTGCGGGCGGTGTCGAGACGCTTGCAGATGTGGTGTGCCAAGACGAGCGGCAGCGGAAGCCGTTCGGGAGTCTCGACAGTGGCGTAGCCGTAGACGGTGCCCTGATCACCCGCCCCCTGCAGCGCGAACGCCGAGCTGTCGCCTGCGCGTGCCTCCAGGGAGGTGGACACTCCCGCGTTGATGTCGCCGGATTGTCGGCGCGTCCACACGTAGATCAGAAACCCGAGCGGACTGTAACCGGCTTTCGCGAGGGCGGTGCGCACCGACTCCCGAATACGCGGGCGGTGGTCGGTGGTAATCTCGCCGGTGACAATGATCCGCCTGCCTGCGGCCATCACCTCCACCGCCACCCGGGCAGCCTTGTCCTCCCAGAGGATGTCGTCGAGGATCTGGTCGGCGATCTGGTCGCACAGCTTGTCCGGATGACCAGCACACACGGACTCGGCAGTACGGACAGTAGACATGGGTGAACTCGCTTCCACGAAACACAGGGGGAAAGAACAGCGCCCACCCCGAATTGGGGGGCAGGCGCAACGAACAGGGGCTGGGCTGGTTAGGAGCGGGCCTTCAGCAGCTGCTCCATCACCTCGTCACCGGGCGTGGCACCCGCATAGTCGCTCGTGCAGGTGGCGCGCACGATCTCGTAAATCTCGTACCAATACACATTCGCCTGCTTCCCGAACGACTGCGACATGGCGACGAACGGGGACGCGATGGCGGCACCGGTGGTGGGGTGTTTGCCGAGCAGGCCGAACTTGGAGATCGCCTGCTCGCACTGCACATAGCGGGCGAAGGCCTGCGCGTACGACTCAATCAACCTTGGTGCCACGAACTGCGAACAGCCGCGCTGATCAAGCCACTGCCAGGTTTCCCGGTAGACGATGTCAGCGCCCAGCGGTTTGCCGTCGCGCTGAACCTCGGATAGGTAGTCGGACGGTTCGGGCATGGTCTCCCCGGCGAGCACCGCACCGGCACCGATGTCGCCGCCCTCAAAGTCGAACGGTTCGTTCAGTGGGTCCTCCAGGCGGGTGGCGGGCCGTCCGGCGGCGAGCTTCTCGTTCAGCGGATCAGGTTTCGCTCCTGCTCTGACGCGGCGGCCGCCCCGGTTGGTGCCGTCCTTGGCCATGGATTACCTCCTTCTCTAGGCCAGTGGCCCGGGTATGGAGGCCAGGAGTGGGAACCCCGCTATCGGTCGTAACCGTTCGATAATGGGGATATGCGTATTGAGCGTGACATCGATTTCGGGCGGCCGCGACGGATGCGCTGCGGACGTTGTGGACACGAAGAACTCGTCAGCCACGACTGGATGGAAAGCTGGGAGCAGGGCAACGAGCTCTGCCCCGAATGCGGGATCGACTGCACCGAAGAAGACCGGGCTCGCCCCACGTACGACCCTGATGATCCAGCAATAGTCGATCATCAGGTTCTTCGGATGTTCTGGTACCACACCAGCACGATCCCGGACTGGCCCCAGAAGGAGTTCGATCCACGGGAGAAGCTGACTCCAGAGACCGTTCAGCGCATGACGAGGATGTGCGGTGCAGGCGCTGTCGACCGATGGGCTGAACAACAGAAATCCAAAGCCCTTCACGTCGGCACCTACGAGGCAGCAATCGAGAACATGCTCAGGCGAATGGATGACCAGCCCGAGGGCGACGCCCCGTTCTACCTGTACCGAGTAGTGCTCGACGACGCTGTGGGCATCGAGCCGGGAGTTCATCGCGAACCAACGAACTGGGTCGGCGATGCACAACCAGAGAAGTTCCTGAACCCCGGACATTCCGTCTACCGCTACATCAACGAACACGAGGACGAAGGCAGCATTTCGTTGGCACTTACCGCAGACGCGATCGAGTCGGTATCTGGAATTCAGATACCCGTAGCGACCAAAACGCCAGCTAGGAAGAAACAACGCCTGGCTACATGGCAGGACGTTCAGCTGAAGGTCAAGGAAGCGAGCGTACCTGACCGGGTACGGCCCCGTTTAGCAGGTGCTTTCAGGACCGTTAGCGCAAGCAATACCGACCACCTCAATCCGGATCTCCTCGACGGGCTGGTTGATCTCATCCAAAATCCCTCTCATATCCTCGCTCTCCTTGACTCCGTGGGGCCCCGACAAGTCTGAATCGGCAGCCTCGGGTCAATACCCTGTTTGATTCGGGGACTTTGTGCGCGGTTGGCCCCGCCCGCTGACCTGTCCGAAGTCCGTAGAGATCGAGAGGCCCCGACCCCCTCGCCAGCACCGCGACGTTGCCCAATGTCCGCCGAACAGCGTCGAGGTCGGCAATCTGAGGTTCCATGGTCTCGGCGCGACAGCGGGCGACGTGGCGAAGATTTCAGTAGGTGTAGACCCTCGGGGCTTGCCTCCATCGGTCGCCGTCGAGCGCCGACTGTCGGGAGTGGCACGGCTTACACAGGCTCCGGAGGTTGCCGGGGTCGTGGGTGCCGCCGTGCTCCAGCGGGATGACGTGGTGGACTTCCTGCGCGGGCGTGTACCGGCTGGTCGCGAGGCAGTTCTCGCACAGCGGGTGGGCGGCGATGTAGGCGGTGCGGATCTTGCGCCACCGGGCACCGTAACGCCGGTTGATCTTCGGGTCACGCTGCCACTTGCGGTACCGCTCGTCCTCAGCCTTGGCATGCTCCGGGCAGTAGCGGTCGTGGGTGAGGTTCGGGCAGCCGGGCTGGGAACACGGACGCGCAGGCTTCGAAGGCATACCGTGCTCCTTCCCGGACATGGCGAAGCCCCCGGAGACCGTTCCTGATCCCCGAGGGCTTTTCCTACTTTTCAACCACCTACATCATTGCAGGCCGGAAACGGTAAATGCATCCGCTGTTCTTGACACCTTTTGGCGGCTGGATTCACGCAGCCTGCCCATACAGCGCCGACGCCAGCCGGGCGAGCGCCCGTGACTTCTTCTGGTAGGCGCTGGTGCGCTCCACATAGAAGTGGTCACACACCGTCTGCACCGCATCATCCTGGGTGCTGTCGCCGAGGAAGAACGCTTCGAGCACGAACCTGTCGTCGTCGGTGAGCAGCTGCCAGGCAGGCAGGAACCACGCCATGTACTCACGAGCCTGCCCGTAGCGGGCACGGTAGATGTCGATCCGATCCAATGTCGCCGCCACTCGCATCTCCCCAGCGTGCAGGTCAGTGTGACGTGGCATCCCGTCGAGTTTCGGTGAGGCCGGGGTGGTGACGTCGTCGTAGGCGGTCTTAATTGCATCGTCGGTGGTGTCGATGATCTGCTCCATCACGGCGAAGTCCTGCAACGCGGATATGGCGGCTTTGCGGGTGTCGAGGTATTTGGTCATCACATGCATGACGACTCCTTCCTGAGGGTGGTTGACAGTTCGGTTGTGACCGCGTCGATCAACGCGGCCTGAGTCATGTCCTTCGCCTCCAAGGCACCCAGGACGGCTTGGTCGAGGGTGCCGGTGGCGGCGAGGTGGGTGATGGTGACCGGCTCGGCCTGTCCTTGTCGATACAGCCGGGCGTTGGTCTGCTGATACAATTCCAAGCTCCAGGTCAGCGAGAACCACACAAGCAGGTGCCCGCCGGCCTGCAGATTCAGGCCGTGCCCAGCGGAAGCGGGGTGGATCAGGCCAAGCGGGATGTTGCCCAGGTTCCACGCCTCGATGTCCGCCGACGTCTTGAGTTCGCGGGCGTCCGGGAAACGCTGGTGGATTCTGGCGAGGTCGTGCTTGAACCAGTAGGCGACGAGCACGCTCTGCCCGTTGGCGGCCTCGAGGATGTCTTCGAGGGCATCGAGTTTCGCCCCATGCACCTCGACCGTGTTCCCGTGCTCGTCGTAGATCGCACCGGAGGCGAGCTGCAGCAGTTTCCCCGACAGCGCGGCAGCGTTCGCCGCATCGACCACCTGCCCATCCAGATCAACAACCAGGTCGGCCTTGAGCTGCTCGTAGACGGCGCGCTCTTTGTCTCCGAGCACCACCGGTGTGGTCGTCACCGTCAGATCAGGCAGCGTGAGGTGGTCGATGGTGCGCATCGACAACGTCATGTCGGCGATGGCGTCGTAGATCACGTCCTCCGCACCCTCGCGGGGCTTGTAGGTGAACACCTGCATTCCGTTGCGCTTATCGGGCAGAAACCAGCGGTCGCGGTAGCGGGTGATGAACCTGCCGAGACGCTCGCCGCCGTCGAGGAGCCGGAACTGCGCCCAGATATCCATCAGACCGTTGGAGGCGGGGGTGCCGGTCAGGCCGACCCAGCGCTTCACGTGCGGTCGCATCTTCACCAACGCCGTAAACCGCTTCGCCCGATGATTCTTAAACGAGCTCAGTTCGTCGATGACGACCATGTCGAACGGCCAGCTATCGCCGTAATAGCTGACCAGCCAGGGGATGTTTTCCCGGTTGATGACGGTCACCATCGCCGACTTGGCCAGCGCGTCGAGCCGGTCTTGCTTGGTGCCGACAGCCACCGCCACCGACAGCCCCTCGAGGTGATCCCACTTGGCGGCTTCGGTCGGCCAGGTGTCTCGGGCAACACGCAACGGCGCGACGATCAAGACGCGGGAGACAGTGAAGTAGTCGAGCAGCAGCTCCCAGATCGCCGTCAGGGTGATGACACTCTTGCCGAGTCCCATGCCCAGGAGGATGGCCGCCTCGTGGTGGTCGAGGATGAACCCGGTGGCCTGGGTCTGGTAGTTATGCGGCCGGTAGCGCATCAAGCACCTCCTGGATGCCGTCGATCGAGTCAACGACCAGCGCGGTGAAGCCCTGCGCCTGTAGTTGGTTCATCCGGCGGCGTTGGATCGGCCGAGGCTTCTTGCCCGGGGCTTTGACTTCGACGAAGACGACCTGGCCTCCCATCAGGCATAGTCGGTCAGGTACGCCCGTGGTTCCAGGGCAGACAAGCTTCCAGCACAAGCCCCCGGAGGCTTCAATGGCCTTCTTGAGCTGGGCTTCGATGTGGTGTTCATTCATGGTCACTCCTTGAGTGGTTTCCCACGGGGTGACGACTGGTGACAGGTGGATCTGAACTTTTCTAAAGGCGATATTTCTATGGCCTTAGTAATAGTTCAATACCGGTCGTCACCGGTCGTCACCCTCATCGGGTTTAGCTGTTGAACTCGCTGGTCAGAGCCAGTCCGTAGACGTACATGCCGTGCTTGGATTTGCGTCGTTCAAACCCGCATTGTTCGAGAGTGGCGTTGAAGTCGACCATCGGCCGCGCCCACCCGCTGGTGGATTGCGCCCACGCCCGATACTCCTGGTACAGGTCACCGGCACGTTCGGATAGGGACGGGTCCACCTCGCAGCGGGCGTCGAGGAAATGGGCGAACCAGTTGTTCTCTTCCCGATATGCGCTTGAGGCAGCTACTACTTGGGCGGGCGGGGTGAGCTGGAAGTCCTCGGCGTGGATGAGCCGCGCGCCGTCCATGATCCATGCCAGTACCGCTCCGCCAGCGGTCTCGTAGATGTGGTCGGCGTAGTTCTTCACATCGGAGCTGCCCTCGATGACCGCGTTGAACGGGATCACGATGAGCCTGCGCCAGATGCCCGCATCCATCGCGCCCACCCTGGGCAGGTGATTCGTGTAGAGGATGAGCGTGTGGGACGGGGTGAACGCGAACGGTGCCTTGTACTTCTTCTCCGCGTAGATCTGGTCGGTGGAGGCGAGCTGCTTGACCGTAGAGGTGGACAGGCGCACGCCTTCCTCGGACTCGGCGGCGATGATGAGCCGTTTGCCTTTCGCTTCGGCAAGTTCAGGTTTGACGTTCCGGTTCCCGCCAATGGTGAGCACGTCGGCGGACATGTTGCCCGCATACGTGCCGAGCACTCTCGCGATCGTGTTCCAGAACGTGGACTTGCCGTTGCGGCCATCCCCGTAGGCGATCACGAGGGCTTCGACCATGACCTTCCCGATCGCCGCCAGGCCAACGATCCGCTGCACATATCCGATCAGCTCCAGGTCGGATTGGAAGAACACGTTGAGCGCCTGGTTCCAGATGTCTGTGCCCGTGTCGGTGGGGTCGAGCGCGGTTTGTTTCGTGATCAGATCCGTTGGGTTGTGGTCGCGTCGGGTGCCGTCACGCAGATCCCACGTGCCACCAGGCGTGTTGAGGAGATACGGGTCAGCGTCCAGCCGGTCTGGGGTGGTCAGCAACATCGGGTGCGCTTCCCGCAGGCACGAGGTGATCGCCCTGGACTCGCGGCGTTTCAACACGAACGCCTCGTAGGTCTTCGCATCCTCAAATGCCCGGTATGCGGCCCGCTGCGGTGAAGTGAAACCGGCGAGTGCTTTCGCTTTCGACGATGCGGCTGCAAGCACCGCGTCCGCGCCCGTCACCGCGAGCTCGTCGCGGGCTTTCTCCAGCAGATGCCCGGCCTCGGCGAGTTGCCGGTCGGTGAGCTCCTGGGCGATTCCTTGCGCAGCAGGCGCAGACTCAGACCACACGCCGCCTTCGTAGACGAGCCAGTCCGTGGCCTCCGTGAACGCCAGGCGCGAGGAGTATTCTGCGGTCAGCATGGATGCCTGCCCCACATCGGTGAAATCATCCGGCCGCAGGCTCGTCAACTGCGCGTAGGCTTCCGGCGACAGATAACCAGGCTGCGCCTCAACCTTGGCGCCGAACCGGCACGCGCTGTTCCAGATCGACTCCAACTCGTGATCCGACAGTGGCGGTTCACACAGGGATGCTTTGCGGTTGAACAGGTTACGGGCCTGTGCGGTCTGCCCGTAGCGGATCAGGACGCGCCCGGCGAAGCGGGACAGGGTGGCGTTGCGGGAGCCTTCCCCGATCACCTGGGTCGAGGCGTCGAACGCCGCGAACACGTCGATCTCATCGGCCTCGTCCAGCCAGGTATTCAGCAGCTTCGCGCCGTCGTGGACGGTGATCTCGGGGTTGGGGGTGCCGTAGATGAACCGTCCGGCATCCAACGCCTGCTGATCAAAGAAACCGAACCTGGCCGCCAGGCGACGCTTCAACCCCGCATAGGTGTCGGCGTCCGTCACTTCGGTGATCGGGAAGTAGACGTGGAAACGCGGCCTAGCCGATAAGGCTCCCTTCGGCTTCTGGTGGTTCCGGGAAGTGGCGGTCAGGAACACCACACCCGCTATCAACTCGCCGAGCTTCTCCGGTGTCACCCAGTCGGATGACTCTTCGGTGTGGTCGTTGTCGATGTCCATCACCACACAGTCTGAGGAGACAAAACTCGCCGACGAGCGCCGATCGCTGGTGTAGGTGGCTGCGACGTGATCCAACCTGGCCACCAGCTGCAGGTCAGCCTGGTCGGTGATGTGGTGGTGGTTCGGGTAGTGGTTGTTGTGCGGGTTGCCGCTACTGGTCGCGGCGCACAAAGTGAACGGGGTCATGCGGGGTGCACCTCCTGGAAGTCGGCGTCGAAGAAGCGGATCGGGATGTCCATCTGGTGGGCCCAGTCGATCTCGGCACGCATCCCCGCACTGACCCGGCCGATGTAGGCCCATAGCTGTTCGCATTTCGACAGCAGGATGCGGCCCATGAACATGGCCAGCTCACGGCCGTCCGGGTCGGTGTCGTCCATGAACTGCGGATAATGCAGATGCGGGGCGAGCGGGATCTGGCGAGCCGCGACAGCAAAGCTGCAGAACCGGCGAGCGAGTTCCACGTTCGCCTCCACATCGCCGGAGTACGGGGAGCAGATGTACACCAGCGGCCGGTACCCGTACTCGGCGCGCTGAATCTCTTTCAGCGCCTTGTAGCAGGTCGGGTCGGGGTATCCTTCGATGTTCTTCCTCGGGATACCGATGTCGAGAAGCACAGTGGTGCTCATCGGGCGTCCTCGCTTTCACGCTCGATCACCGGCAGCAGGCCACGCTCGTTCTTCAATAGGTCGTAGATGAACAGGCGTCCTTTCTGTGTCCAGTACATGTGGGTGCGGGTCTTGCCCTCGTCGTACTCGTGCGTCTTGGACTGGGTGTAGCCCTGCTCGGCGAAGCGGGCGTAGAGGAACCAGCGGCCGGACTGGTGGAACTGCACCTGCTCCTCGCGCAGAATCTGGTTGAGCTTCTTCGCCGACAGGCCGTAGTCCTTGGCGATCTCGGTGGTGGTGATCAGCGACGGCGAGGCCAGCACCACGTCGTAGTACGACACTTTCGGTGCCGCCTCCAACAGTGCTTGCTCGGCGGCGAGCCGCTTGGTGCGTTCAGCCCGCAGGGTGACGATGGCCTGCTCCAGGAACTCGTCGTCAGCCAGTAGTTCGTCGATCGCGTAGAGGCCGTGGCGGCGGATGGATGGAAGTACCTCGTCGAACACCCACGCCTCAAACTTCTGGGCGGCCGGCAGCTTGGACGAGACGATCAGCCGGTACAGGTCGCCCTCGCTGATGAACCTGACCTGCTGGATGCCACCAGCAGTTTCAAGGGGGTAGTGATTCACGACCCCCTTGCAGTGACGCGCCAGGGCATCTTTCGTGTTGGCGTAGCCGAGGGCGGTCGCCACGTCCTTGCCACAGAACAGGATCTGCCCGCTGGAGGTGAGGGTTCGGATCGTGCCGAACTCGTGGTTGGTGAACGCTTGTAGCGCGGTAGCCATGACCGGCTCCTTTTCTGAGAGCCGGGTAGACAATCGTGGGCGCGGGTTGCGCCAGGCTCTCACCTGTCAGGCACGGCAGGCACCGAAACCGGACACGGTGTGAGGAAGGCTCTCGCCCATACGCCCCCGAGGACCGGCGAATCCGGACGGGTCACCGGAGAATCGCTGCGGCAGCCTTGACACATCCCGCGTCGCTGGAGTGCCGGTATGAACCCGGCTAGGTTGTGGGTAACCGTTCAGCTCGACTCGACCCCTGTCGGGAGTGGGCTGGATCTCTAGTGTGGAGACGCCAACTTCGGCACGTGACGTTGACCAGGCGTCCACGTTGACGTATCGTAGAAGACGATAGATCCCCGGTCAGGCCTCTAGTCCCGCAAGGGACAATGCACAAATGACCGGGGCCTTTCACTTTCTAGGGAGCTCATGGTCAAGCGCTGGCTCAGTTACGACGAACAAGTCAAACTGCTTCAAGAACGCGGTTTGACCGTCACTGACGCCGCATCAGCAGCTGAGTTCCTATCTCGCGTGAACTACTACCGGCTCTCGGGATATTTCCGTTACTGGCAAGTTGACCCAATGGCGGGCAACAATCGCTTCCTCGACGGTTCATCCTTTGAAGTGATTCAGCGGCTCTACGAAGCCGAACAAGACCTGGTTGCAGTCTGTGACGAAGTTCTCCACCCGATCGAGGTTCTACTCCGAACTCGGTTCGCCTACTACTACGCACAGCATGTCGGAGCGATCGGAACGTTCGCCCGTGGTGACGGGTTCACGCAATCGCCTGATCCTAATGACGAACGTGTCGAAGAACATGCGCTGTCGAATCTGGATCGCAGCAAGGAGACCTTTGTGTCTCACTACCGTGATGAGATCAAGACGGGCAACGCTTACAGCATCGAAGCCTACGCACGCATGCCCGTCTGGGTAGCGGTTGAGGCATTCTCGTTTGGCAGCCTGTCCAGGCTTATTGAGGCTTCAAGCAAGTCCGGAGTGCTGCACGACATGGCAGCGTCGATGAACGTTTCTCCAACTACACTGCCAAGCCAAGTCCGATCATTCGTCTACCTACGCAACCGTAACGCCCACTGTGCGAAGCTATGGAACCACGCTGTTCTCGACCGCCCAGGACTCCTCTCCAACATCGCCCGACGAGCCAAACGAGACCACCGTCAGTTCAGCGATCATTCGATCTACAAGATCTTCGTAGCGCTTGACCAAGTCGCCACCAAGACCGGTCTCCAGCAGGATTGGCTCGCCAACCGCGTCGAGCCGATCCTTGCCACGAATGCCCTTCTCGCCGCAGGCATCGCAACCCCAGCCCGCTACGGCGAAATGCAGAAGCAGCTGCTCACCGCCGACCACTAGCTCTACACCGCCCGGTCAGTCCTTGCGGTAGTAGTCGCACTCATATCCGTCGGCATCGAGCGGAAGCCCGTCTGCCCAGTCGGGTGGGGTGGTCATGAGAGCGCAGGCGTCGGCGACGGTGAACCCGGAGCCCATGGGTTCGTCGATGACGATTTCGTCGTGGACGTGCATGACGATCCGATGCCCGGCCCCTGCGACGAGCCCCATGGCGTGGACGAGGAGGTCGCGGGCGACTGCTTGGACTATGTTCTCGACGAGTTTCCCGCCATAGGTTTCCAGCCGACCCCATTTGCGCCCGGTCGTGACACCGCTGTAGGTGATGGAGGTGCCGCCCCACCGGTTCTCACCCAGGCACGGCTGCACATACGCCAGCCGTCTGCCCGAGGGCAGGGTGATGAACAAGATGCCCGACTCGACCGAGAAACACAAGTTGCGCAGCCGGACGGTACTGCGGGTGGTGATCGCGTCCAGCGCGGCCTGCTCGACGTCCGCCCACAGTTGCACGATGTTGGGGTTCGCTGCCCGCCAGGCGTCGACGATCGGTTTGAGCTCGTGCTCGGCCAGCCCCATCCGCAGCGCACCCATCGCCTTGAGCGCTCCGACGGAGCCGTTGTAACCGCAGGCCAGCGTGGCGATCTTCCCCTTCTGGCGAAGCTCGGCGTTGACACCGTGTTTTTCGACGGGCACGCCGAACATACGCGACGCGGTCTCGCAATAGAGGTCTTTGCCGTCGCGGAATGCTTGGAGGGTGGATGCTTCTCCGGCGAGCCAGGCGATGACTCGGGCTTCGATCGCGGAGTAGTCGGCCACGATGAATCGGCACCCAGCACTGGGGATGAACGCGGTACGGATCAACTGGGACAGCGTGTCCGGGACAGAGTCGTAGAGAAGTTCGAGCGCGTCGAGGTTGCCTTGTCGGGTGAGGGTCCGGGCTTGGTCGAGGTCGGGCAGGTAGTTGCGCGGCAGGTTCTGCACTTGGACGAGGCGTCCGGCGAACCTACCGGTACGCCCCGCGCCGTAGAACTGGATCAGCCCGCGTGCCCGCCCGTCCGCGCCTGCGACGTTGTGCATCGCATGGTACTTCTTCACCGAAGATTTCGCGAGGTCGCCGCGCAGCTCCAGCACCTCACGCACCACGCCGGTGGCAGTCTCTAGCGCAGCTGCGACTTCTGCCTTCGCCAAGGACGCCAACTCGCAACCGTGGGTGGTGAGCCAGCCCTTCAACTGGATCGGTGAGTTCGGGGTCTCCAACCCGGTCAACTCCCGCGCCCTCGCCAACGTCACCGCACGATGCTGGTCGTCGAGCGCGACGGCAGCATATGCAAGGGTGTGGTCGAGCAGGATGCCCGTGTCATTGATGCGCTGATCTAGCACGTAGGCATCCCACTCGACCTCGGGCATCGGAAACAGGGAGAGCCGGTCGTGGATCGCGAGCTCGACCTCGACATCGCGCCGGTTGTATTCCACAAACGCTTGCCAACCATCTGGGTCGCTGCCGGGCAGGTTGCGGGTGCCGCCACCGTTCAACACGCTGGCCATTGCCGGGGTGCAGAACTGTTTGATCAGCCGCTTACCCGCCGTGTCCTTCTGAACGTCAAGGTCAAGAGCCGTACCGACCGCATCCAAGCTCATCGGCAGGCCGAGGTAGGCCGACCACACCATCGTGCAGCGCCACTGCGCCGGATCAAGAAACTCCTCAGTGAGGAGGTCGGGGTGGTGGCGGCGCAGCCACGCCGAGAGCACGACCCTCTCAAACGCCGCATTATGCGCCCACTTGACCACGCCCGGGTCCACCAATGCTGCGAGCACCTCATCGGGCAGCTGCTGGCCGCTGGCGAGATCGACGACCTCCACCGGGCCGCCGTCAACGGAGTAGCCGAAGATGAGGAGGCGGAAGTCGGGGGGTTCGGCATACGGGTAGACGCCGGTTTTCGCTAGGGGTGCTGGGCTGAAAGTTTCAATATCGATAGAGATCTGGCGCATCAGGGATCCTGGGCAGTCGGGTAGGCGAAGGTGAGGGAGCCAACCGGTGTTTGGTGGCTCCCTCACTGCTGGGGTGTTACTTCGGGTCGAGGTTGTAGGTGGCGTTCATCCTGTCGAGCTCGGTCTTCTCCTTGGCGATCAGCTCATCGATGCGCTGACGTTCGCGGCGTTGGGCCCGCTTGTCCTTAATCCAGTAGTAGCCCCAGACCATCCAGAACGGGATCAGGACGTAGACCCACACGGCGAGGGTGATGGCGTTGAAACAGTCACTCATGATTCAGTCTCCTTAGTTGAGGAAGTCGTCGCTGGCGGCAGGGCTGCCAAAGTCGGACTCGGCGGAGATGCGTCCTGCGCCGAGGGGTTCACCGTCGCGGAGCTTCTGAATGTTGCCCAGCCCGCACGCCACACCCTTGTTCCCGTTCGTGTTGAACGCGTAGAACGACAGGGACACGCGGGCGTAGCAGCCCGAATACACCTCGGAACGGTCGAGGATCGGAGCGACGTTCTCATCCACAACCTGCGGCGGCGTCAGCGAGTTCGCGTTGACGAAGAAGCTGTTTGCGTAGGCCTCGTCGTCACGCTCGGTATCCCCGTCACGCAGCGGCAGCTTCAACGCGGCCTTGTTCGGTCGCTTGCCCCCGAACTTGGCCGTACCGGCATCGATCGCAGCGTCGATAGCGCGCTCGATGGCGGTGATGGTGGCAGTGTCCGTCTTCGGGATGATCAGCGACACCGAGTACTTGGGCTTGCCGCCCTGGATAGAGTTCGGCTCCCACACGTGCGCATAGGAGAGGCGGACTTCGCCGGTGACGACGCGGGTCGGATTCTTGGTTGACATGATGGTTACCTGCTTTCTGTTTTCGTGAATTCGGATTCGGCGCTGTGGATGTCCAACGCGGGTCGTTTATCGCTCTCGGGCACGAGCGTCGGCTTACCCGCCGGCTTGACCACGAGGTCGCCTAGCACCTCGGTGAAGGTCTTCTTGCCCATGAGGTGTTCCATCGCCGTGAGCGTGATGAGCTTGCGGTCGTAGATGTCGGCGTAGCCGGCCGCCTGAGCCGCCTCCGCGACAGCGGTTTCGTTGGTGTATTTGCGGATCGACCTGCCGGCGACGAGCTTGAACCCGTCCCAGTGCTTGCCCTGGTTCACCGCCTGCGAGAGCGCGTATGCCTCCACATCCGCAGCCCACGTTTTGAGCTGGGGAATCCTTGTCAGCACGTCCGCGATCTCCGCATCCGTCAGCTCGGCCGGCGACACAAACTCGTGTTGAGCGAGCGCGAGGTTGGCTTCGGCGCGTGCTCGGCAGGTCGGTGCGATGCGGCAGAACTGGCACCACGAGCCGGGACAGAACTCGCCCCCACCCGCCGCAGCCAGCTCGGCTTTCGGCTCCACCTCCGTCTCGGCCCACGCTTCGAGGTCGGCAACGGAGGTTTCCCAGGTGTCAACGTTGCCCCGCCGAGGCTGATAGATAGTCACCGCCACGGTCTCGATGTCATACAAGTCACCGAAAGCGTGGATGGCCCCGAGGGCGTAGAGCATCAACTGCGGGTTGTGTGCGGCCTCGACCAACACGCCTTGCCCATACTTCAGGTCGATGATCTGCAACTTCGGTTCGGCGATGATTACGCAATCGCCGGTGCCGAACCCTCCCGGCACGACGTGGGAGAAGTCGAGGCGCTGCTCGATGAGCACCTGCGGATCACCACAGGTCTCCCGAGCCAGCGAGACGTGCTCCTGCACGAACGACACGTAGTCGTCGGTCAGATGCTCCATCTCGTCATCGATCCAGGTCGATTCGGGTTTGAAGCCCGGTGCCTGGTGGAGGGCGCGCCGGAGCTTCCACTCGGCGAGGGCGTGTGCGACGGTGCCCTGCTCGGCAGCCGCCGACGACGAGTCCGGCTCACGGGACTCCAATACGGCGCTGGGTGGGCAGTTCAGCCATCGGTGCGCACCCGAGGCGCTGAGCAGCGCGTGCTGGTCAGGCATCGGACAGCTCCTTCGCCTTGGCGAGCAGCCAGCCGTACTTCGCCGGGTCGACCGCCGAGAGCTTGTCTGCGCCGGTGGCGACAATCAGTTCGCGCACCTGCTCGGTCATGCCCTGGCTGGAGAGCTCGGCGAGGACGCCACGCACCTGCGCCAACGACACCGGCTCCGGCTCAGGTGCCGGTTCGGGTTCCTGCTGGTGGGTGGTCTCGTACTCGGCGGCGGCCTCCTCCAGGTCGGGCTGTACCAACTGTGCGGCGGCGATCGGGCGCGCGCCGGGCATCCCGGCGTGATCCTCAAACGATTCCCACGCGGTCTCCTCAATTGCGGCGGCGAGCATGGTGACGCCTTCGGCGATCCGGTTCAGCGCGGCGATGTGCTTGTTCGCGTCGGTGACGTTCATGCCGCATCACCGCCCTTGCGGGTGACTCCGACCGCATCGGCCAGCGCCATCAGGTCGTTGTCGGTGTCGGCTACACGCACCTCGACGGTGGAGGCTTCGGAGCCAGGCAGGAGCACGGCCATGCGGTGCTGGGGTCGGCTGGTGCCGAAGATGGCGCGCAGCATCCGCCTGCTGGGGCGGAGTTCTTTTGTAGCAAGTGCGGCGGCCGGGCTGGGATGCTTGGCGATCTTGATCTTGAGCTTGGTGGACATCCAGGTTTCCTTCCGTTGAAGTGGTGCGCCCCATCACCGGGCTGGTGAAGGGAGTGCCTTGCATCTGTCAGGCGTGGGGCGCACCGAAACCGGACGGCCTACGACTCGGTGAGTGTTTTGCGTAGTTGGGCCAGGCCGCGCGAGACGGCTTTCCGCACGGCATCGGCACTGGTCGGCTGGCCTGCGGCGGTCTTGTCGGCGGAGATCTCGGTGAACCGGTCGCCGTGGAGCACATGCAGCTCGATGTACTCGCGCTGCGTCGCAGTCAGCGGACTCAGCAGTTCGACCACCGCGAGGTTGGCCTCGACCTGCTCGGTGAAGTCCGGATCGTCCGAGGCGAAGTAATCCGCGCCCAGCCCGCCACGCTCGTCGTCATCACCGTGGCCGGGTTGGTCGACGGAGATGTCGGAGCGGCGGCGATTGTCCAGCTCGCGGTACTCGGCGTACACGTCGTCGAGGTAGGCGCGAGCCCACTTCGGACGCGAAGCCGGGTCGCGCAGCTGGGCACGCAGTTCTTCGCTGTCGGGCAGGTCAGGGACGGGTAGGTCGATGGTGTTGCCCCGGGGGGTCAGGTACGGGACAGTGAATTGGTTGTTGAATGCCACGTGAGGGCTTCCCTTCTTGCGAAGGGAGACCCCGTTGAGGGCAACCGACGAGAGACCGTGGTGTTGAGCGGAAACAGTGACGGGCACCAACCCGACCCGGGGGTGAACCCGGATACAGGTGGTGCCCGTCAAGCGCTCAACGGAGGTCTCCCGAATACGGTTGAAAAACGCATGCGGGTGTAGGAGGAAGGCGGCCGGCCGGTGACCGGTACGGCTTTGACCGCCACAGTGGTCGGGCTATCCTGCCGGTTGACGTCTGGCCAGCAGGACAGCCGTGAGGGCTACTTGCCCTTACGCAGCTTGGCCTGAGCCAGCGCCGAGGCTGCGACCGACTTCGTCTTGGCCGAGGTGCGACCGTCGCGCAGCAGTGCGGACGCCTTCTTGGCGACCGGTCGAGACGTCTGCTTCGTGTTACGGGTTCCCATGTCTCTTCTCACCTCCTCGCAACACGTTCGTGTACTTGATGTTCAGAAACGTGCACTTCGAGGTAGAATCGGCATATGTTCGTCCGAAGGACTGCACTCGGTTTCTGAACCTGTTTTCACGGTAGGAAAACGAGTCGCTGACACCCGAGACGAGACAAGACGGCAGAAGACGGAGAGGAGACGAGATGGGCACATCTCCAGACCCCCGCTATGCGCTGGGCGTTTTCTGCCGAACCGTTCAACCCTTCATGTCAGGTGTCGCCCGGACAAAAGCTGGCTTCATGAAGGACTTCTTCGACGCGGTGATGGATAAGGAAACCGTCTTTGTCGAAACGTCCGCGCACGAGAAGAAGCGGAAGCCGGGAAAGACGTCGATCACCGTTGGAGTGTGGGCTGGGATCAACCAGACCGACCTCGTCCGGTTTTTCAACGGGGAGAGGAAGCTACCCGATTGGAAAGCGCGAGACTTCCATAATCATCTGGACACGAGCAAGGTTGAAGAACTCTGTGACCCCATAGGTGTCGACGCGCTCGCCACGTTCCAAGAGCAACTCACGATGGCCAACATCAATGTGCACGATGTGGGGCAAGTGCCCTCGGCCGTGGGGCAATGGCTGAAAGCGATCCTGTGGGCAAACAGCAACGACCGGGATCTGCTCGCCGACGGTGCCGCCCCGCAGACGCAACCAGATTTGTTCACCAACCTGCCGTTAGCCGAAGGCAGGATCAGCGGCGGCAAGCTTCATTTGGGGGCTTCTTCACTGCCTTGGAAGACCACCCCGAAAGTTCCTCAGTCGCCCGATCCTGCGCTCGAATCCGGCTACACCACACAGATGCTCGCCGCTCTCGCCGAACACCTGGGAACCCAGGTCACCGATATCAGCGACCTGCCCGATCGATATCAGAAGGCGTTCACCAGGCAGCGTGGACATTTCTGGGATGCTGAAGGGGTTCGCCGTAACCTTCGGGATCTCATCCCCGCTGGAGAGCAGGAGTTCTCAGCGATGAAGGAAGACCTGTTCGACGGGGTTGTCGAAATCTGCGAGGCGGACTACGACGACGGCTACCTGCGGATGAACGCGACCCTGAGCAAGGCAGCCGACTTCGCGTTGAACGGTTCGGTCATTGTGAAGTTTCCGTCGATGGTGCGGGCAACCCACAAGAAGGGCATGTGCCACATGCTCGTCAACGATGACCAACTGCACTGGGTGGTCTGCCGTGACGACTAGCCTTTTCAACACACCCGCAGAGACAGCGACCCGGCTGACCATGTGCCTTTCGCGGGCGCCGCGTCCATTGAGCCTCGACGAGACCACGGCGCTCGATCTCGCAGCGACCTACATGAAGCAGCTCGGGTTCGGGAACGAGAGCCTTCACGGCGACACCCCGTACGCGGCGGCCGAATATGATGCCCGCCGCAGACGCATCCATGCAGGGCTCGCCCGACTCGTACGTACCGGGATGGCGTCCACCGGCGACAACGGCATCACGTTCGGCTCCACCCTGGCCGGTCAGAGTTTCGCGCAATCCCTTGACGGTGCGTACGCGGATGCATACGGGCAGGCCGTGGTTCAACTCCTGGCACTCGGACTCGACGTTGTCGTCGGGCAGGTTCAGAAGAAGGTGTTGCAGCATGGGTAAGCTTTGGATTCGCCAGGTCAAGGCCACCAGAGATGACGGCACCGCTTCGATCATCGATCTGGCTCCCGGTCTGAACTGCGTTGTCGGCCCGTCCAACACCGGCAAGACCAGAATCGCGAAGACGATCGCCTTCGCGTGTGGCGGTAAGGACCGTCCGTTCACCGATAAGACTGGGTACACGACCGCAGCCGTTACCTTCGTGACAGGCCGTGGTGAGGTGACACTGTCGCGCTCCACGAAGCGAGGATCAAGCATCGAGGTGGCCTCGACTGATCCCAACGTGGAGTCGGGAACGTACTCCCTCAACAACAAGAGCAAGCAGCCAGTCAACAATCTCTTGATCGGCCTGCTGGGTATCAATCCTGGACGTCAGGTCATCACCAACGAGGCGTTCAACAAAGTGCGCTTCACCTGGCACGCGATTGAACACATTCTCCTGGTACCCGAGAGCGAAATCGGCCGTCCTGACCCTTCCATCCTTCTCCCGAGGTCTTCTAGCGCCCAGTCGCTGACCCAAAACCTGTCGGCACTGCTTGTCCTGGCACAAGACGAAAACTTCGATGAGGCAACCTCCCGCGAGAGCGCTTCTGACAGGCGCGCCCGCCGCCGGGCTGTTGAACGCTACATCTACCAGCAGCTCGACATCATCCAGGCACGCAAAATCGAACTGGAACGCGCTGAACAGCAGGCCGCAGCCGAGGGCGCAACCATCGAGGCATACCTGGCGGGGCTACGGGCACAGTTGGAAGACCTGCAAAACCAGCGGGAACACATCCTCGCCCAAGACGGCGAGTTGATCGCCACAATTAGTCACCAGACGCAAGAGCTCGAAGGACTTGAAGTAGCCGTCGAGCAACGCGGCACCCTGATCACGCAATACGATGCGGACCTCGCCCGGCTCGATCTACAGGTCCAGGGCATGAGGCACGATCGAACCCACCCGCATCCCGACACCTGCCAGTTCTGCCACAGCAGGATCGAGACCCCGCCACCAACTGATGAAGACATCGCAGCCTTTGAAGTTGAGATCGCTCGTATCCAGCGCCTCAAGCAGGAGGCTACGGATGACCTCGACCCGCTACGGCAGATCGCAGCCGAGCTTGCCGCTGACCTGAGGCGCAACAAGCAGGCACATGACCAGTTGTTGAATCAGCTCACCGGCAGCCTCGACCCGGCCACGCGTGCAATCCAAACCCAGATTGATCAACTCGCCGCCGCACAGCGAATCAAAGCGGAGTATGAGCAGCTTGCCGAGCTTGAGCGTCGCTTCCAGAAGACGCTGGATGGAGACGACGAAACCAGCGACCCGGATGCTGAAAAGTTCAAACCGCGAGAATACTTCGACGGAGATTTCTACTACTCGATGACCAGATCCGTGCAAGATATCCTGGAGCAGGCACACTTCCCGGGAGCCCAAAGCGCATCCTTCGATCGTCAAGTCTTCGACATTAAAATCGCCGGCTACGCCAAAGCCGAAGAACAAGGCAAGGGGTACTGCGCCTTCTTCAACACCGTCGTTGTTCTCGCGTTCCATGCGTTCATGAACCGCCGCTCGCCCCACGCACCCGGTTTCGTCCTGATCGACACCCCACTGCATGGTTTCGACGAGGGCAAGAACACCCCCAACACCTCAATGCGGGCCGGGCTGTTCGAGTACTTCGCCGAACAAGCCAAAGACCAGCAAATCATCATCCTGGAAAACACCGACCGAACCGAAGGACTCAAATTCACAGACCAGACGTGCGTGATCGAGTTTTCCAAGAGCAAGACACAGGGACGCTACGGCTACCTGAACGATGTGTACGACGTTGCAGAAGAGGAACAGGCATGA